TCAATAATTTTGTGGTAGTAAATACGACCATCGATGTACCAGTTACGATATATTTCGTGTGCTTTCTTATCAAAATCCAGCATATCGAGAATATACTTAAACTCTTTACGAATTGTATTCTTAATACCATCACTGGCATTAAGGTTTGATAACTCAATTTCTACAGGACTATCATTACTATCAGAGACAATTGCTTCATTTACAATATCTTCAATGGCACTATCACATTCAGGATGAAGTGACATCTCACGATATCTTTTAATTAAATCAAATTCAGTCCTGAACACACCTTCAATGTCTACATAAGAACCAAAAAAACCACTACTCGCGTAATGATCAACCCCATCCTCATTATTAGGAGGAACGGGGGAGATCGCTGAAGGAGATAGTGGTTCTGTGTCCTCAATAGAGAACCCAAATAACTTGGACATGATTTATGTTTTAAACTTTCCTGTGACTATTTATTAGCCATCAACTGGAGGTGCTGCAGAAGCACTAATTCCAGGTGCCAGGATGTTGATAGATTGAACTTGGAATTCTACAGTGAATTCTTCAATCGTATCAGAACTATCATATGAAACATCAATTTGTGAAACGTTTGTTGGAAAAATATCAACAAACTCATACTGTGCAAGAACAGAATTTGCAGTGCCATCATTGTTCTTACTGAATGCAGTAGAACCACGACCCAGTTGATAAACAACTGCGTTAGTCATGTAAGAACCTGGACTCGTAGCTCCAAGGTTATTGTCTAACTTAGCAATTTGCTCTGTCCACTCTTCCATCGCTCTTCTTAGGTTGAACGATTCATCATTAATAATGGTAACTGTCCAGGTATCAATGGTTCTATCACCAGCAACTTTAAAGGTTCTACCTCTAAAGGGAACATCGATTGCAGCGATATTCTGTGCAGGCAGTGCTGCTGCCTTACACATAAATTTAAAATCGTCTGCTGCCCATGTTCCAGTAAATGCTTCTGGAAGTGTTGCCAACTCAACCTCAAATAGATTGGGGCGGGCCCCGCCGCCAATCAGTTTAGATTTAAAGGTAGAGATTGATGTATTGGGTCTAGTACCCGTTCTCTTGTTGTCTGCCATTAGTGTATCCTCCTAGTGTTATTTAGATAATGTTATTAAACTCTACCAGCTACTTCTTCAAAACTGACCCCTGTACGGGTAGCAACGAAGGAGAGTGTGATGAAGTTAATAGACTTCGCTGGTTTCAGGAAGATATCCGCCCTGAACTCATTATTATCAATAACATCAGGTGTGTTGTTTGATGTATCACAAACAACCAGGAATCCAAAGAGACCTCTCTTTGCCTGAACATCGCGGAGATAAGGTTCAACAATGTTTCTAAAGTTTGCTCTCGTCAACTCATCGTTGAGTTCAAAGAGTTGTGCTTCTGCTGCTCTTTCAAGTGCTTGCTCAACTGTCAGGAACAGGCGGCGAACATTAATTCTATCGAATGCAGATGAATAAGACAGTGCAGTCTTATCGCCAAAGAGTAAAGTTCCAACTCCAGGTTTTGTAATAACAGAATTGACTCTCAGAGGATATAACTTATCTCTTTGTGCCTTGGTTGGGTTGTATGCAAGTTTGATTGCATTGTTGATAACACCACGCTGCTCACCTGCGGGTGAGAACCATGGATATGCCTCAAGTGCAGTTCTTGCCATTAACCCAGCAACGTCAGAGTTGGTTGGAATATAGCGGAATTTGTTATTGAAACGATCATAAGTGAACTTATAACCAGTATCAAATGTAGCATAAGATGAGGAATTCAGAACCGAATAGTACTGAATCAGGTTATTAGTCTGAGTTGTGGTATTAGTTACGTTAACCACGTTTGCCCTATGTGGACCAACAACCGCCATACAATCTTTTCTTCCTTCTGCAAGAGAGATTAGATAGTTTGCTTTTGCTTGTGATTCTTGCTCATTGGTCATACCAGGACCCATGATCAAGTAGTCAACTTCAATCTCATCTTTGTTCTCAAAGAGTTGATATGAATTTTGCAGATTGCCCAGTGAAGTGGACATACCGCCGTTGTCTCCTGTAGCAGGAATTCCACCAGAGTAGTCTGTACCACCACCAAGGGCGTAAGATACATTGCCAAGAGCACTAAACGTTATATCTTGTGCAGTTTGTCCCCAAAGACCACCACCTGTGCTTACAGGAGTGAAGGATGATGCCTTTGTTCCAGAGACAGAGGTGAAACCAACTGCTCTAGGCACAGTGCCGTGATAAGCGTCTGCTGCGTTAGAAGGATTGCCAGCAGAGAACAGATTTGCTGAGAAATCTGCTAAGTAGTCTTGATAATAGACTTTCTGTGGTGCATTGACGTTAGAAATTGCATCAATTGCTTTAGAAAGACCGATGTGCTTCTCAAGGATGTTACCCTGAATTCCGCTGATTGTTCCCTCATCATCAACAACCACAACGTGAATTGCATCACCATAACCATTTCTAGAACTAGAATAGTTATTAGCAATTGGTTTTGGTGCCAGTGACTTCCAGAATACTGTACTGTTGGTCAGGCTTAGTGTTTGTTGATCATACCAGTCAGTAACAGTGCTTGCCGTTACATTGTGTCCAAGACCAGTACTATTAATACCAGAGGAATTAACAAAGTGCAGTGCTTGTCCTGCAGCAAATGAAGCGCCAGTATTTGCTTCTGCGTAGGTAATTCTAGTTTCAGTTGCACCACTACCTACAGTTTCTACACGAGAAATAACCTTAACATCTAGTGTACTTGCTCCACCATTTGCATCAGTGTTAATGCCAGTAATGATACCTTTTAAGTACCCTACAAAAGCGGTAGTAGTTCCAAGTCCAGCAATTGTAGTGCTGATTGGACCAGTAACACCGAAACCAATAGTAGCACCTGATTGACTTGGTGCAGTGGTTGCAACACCAACTCTTTGGTCGGCAAGATTATCAATCGTGCAAACTTTTAAACCATTTGCCCAAGAACCTGGGTTCTTTGCAGCATAGTTGTAGTTTGTTGCTTCGTCGTAGTTGTTAATATAATCGTCGTAGTTCTTGATCTTAAGAGTTGTAGTGCTGCCAATTCCAACACCAGCATTTGCATTCTTAAGGTTAGCACCGTCCGTTCTAACTACCTTCAGAACTCCACCATACGAGAGATAAGATGAAGCACTCATCCAATACTCATATTGCGAATCCGTTGAAAGTGGCTTACCGAAAACTCCGATAAGATCTTGTTCAGTAGTTACATCAATAGGATCGTCTACAGGTCCAATTGGGAAGGGTCCGGCAATAGCACCAATGTTATCCAGTACATTACTAGCTCTCCCTACTGTTAAGTCAACCTCCCTGACTAATACACCGGGAGATAGTTGAGGAGTCGCCATGTTTTGATTCTCCGTTAATCTCAGTTTGTCTAAGAATATTTATCAAAAAAAGTGTTTTCACAGGGGAATCATGACGTGAACTACCAATCTGGATATTCCCATCTATCAGAAATTTTTTTTACTCTCTTTTTACAACATTCTTTGCATTCGTATGAATATGATGAAGCGACAGCACCTCTATCTTTTCTTGTTCGGTAAAACCCATCAACTAAATTTTTAATTTTTCCACATACTCTACATTTGCGATCTTGTAGAAGTAAGTGCCCTAGTTTAATCTGACCGTCTAAATCCATCATTTACTTCTCCGATAATCCAAGATCTCATACCAAATGGAGTATCAGCAATCAAACTCTGAGTTAATGTTGCTACTTCTTTTGGAACAACTAAACAGAATCCAATACCAAGATTGAATACATTACGCATCTCATCCTCAGCAATCTCTCCTGCCTCCTGGATCTTATTGAACATTTCTGGTCGTTCCCAAGCATCGTAGTCAACATCAACTGTAAGACCTGCTGGAAGGCACCTAGGAAGGTTCTCAGGCAGTCCTCCTCCAGTAATATGGGCCATGCCTAGGATAGGAACTTCATCCAACAGGTGCTGGATCAGACGAGCATAGATGGTGGTAGGTCTCAACAACTCAGGCATCTCCTTATAGTAAATATAATTTCGCCACAGCATATCATTGATCAGTGTGTATCCATTACTATGAAGTCCATTACTCTCAATACCGATGACTACATCACCTGCTCGGATATTACTACCATTAACAATCTGATTCTTCTCCACAATACCAGTACAGAAACCAGCAAGGTCATAGTCATTTGTTCTAAAATGCTCTGCTGTTTCACCACCAATCAGTTCCATCCCCGCCATTGTACAACCAACATTAATCCCATACACAATGTCACTTACATTAGCATCAAGTGTTTTGGTAGAGATATAGTCTAGAAAATATAATGGTTTAGCACCAGAACATATAACATCATTGACGCACATAGCAACGAGATCCTGACCAATAGTGGTGTAATCACGGGCAATCCTACAGATATTCATTTTAGTTCCGACACCATCAGTACCGGATACTAGTACAGGATTCTCATATCCTGATGGCACTTCCATCATTCCACTGAACCCACCGTCAATCTTAGGTGCCAGTACCTTAATGTACTCCACAAAAGATCTGCCTTTGATAATATCAACTCCAGAAGTTTTATAGTCCATTAATAAATTTCTCCTTTAGCAATTTGTTCACGACGTTTTAGTTTCCATACTATGTAATCCATGGTAGGGATACACATAGGATTCCAACCAACAAAGGTTGTTGACTCTCCACTGGGTATCTTCCAACACTCAGCATCATCATTGTCAAGGTCTAGTGATTCACGATATGCTTCATCACCAAACATAACAACAGCACGCTCTGCTTCATTCAAACTCTTGAAGCAATCAAAAGAATTCTTTCTAATGATATCAGGAATGTGGTGTTTCATCTATCTATACTCCCACATATAAGATCTATCACCATACTCATCTGTAGCCGCAGTAAACCATCTATCACCATCACCATCAACAAAACTACTATCATCTAAACCATCATTAATAAATCCAAATGGTGCCATGTCTTGTTCAATTTGGTTTTTTTGCTCTTCATATAATCTTTTTCTAACATCCTGATCAGTTAATTCTTTAAAGTAATCTTGTGCCACCAACCATGCATAGATGACCAGACACATAGCAAGGTCATCATTACATCCTTCTTCTGCCTCAAATGAATTATGTTTTGATATGAATGTAGTTAGTTCCGAGATAATCTCATAATCATTAAAAATAATTTTATCACTCTCAATCATTGCTTTTAGGTTGAGTGATCCAACTTTTTTAACAGTCTTGCTCATCTTGACGCCAAGTTGAGTTTTCTTTCCAGAAAATCCTTGTCCAACAATTTGACCTGCTCTACCTCTCATTGAACACATCAGTAGATTTTGATATTCTAGATCATACTGTATGATACTTGCAACCTGATCACCAATATCGTTTACCTCACATAATATAAAAGCACTATTATAATTTTTGCACACATCATAGATGATGTTTGGGAAAAGCATTGGTTTAATATCATTATTCCTATATTTTGCAACTATTTTATGAGGAAACTCTGTAATATCAACTACAACAAAAGCCGAGTAATCTGCTCCAACACCTCTTGCTACGTCAACAGTACAAACATAATCATGATTTTCTACTGGGAATTCATATACATCTAATCCTGCACTCTGTTTTACCGGAGTATCATATACTAAAGTTCTTAACTTACTTGGTGCAATTAGTGTATCAACTGATCCTAAAAACTCACACTCAAACTCAACTTTAAATTGTTGTTCTGATGTGTTTGCAATAGTCTGTTCTTTCCAAACATCATCTCTGCCAGGAACTTCAGACCAATGAACATCTGTAGGAATATATTCGTTTTTACTTCTTTCCGCATCGTGCCACATGCGGTAGAAGTGATTCATTCCGTGTGGTGTCGAGACAATAATAACTTTCGTATTTTTACCAGAAGTAATAGTAGGATAAACAGAGGCAAAAAACGAATCAGCAACGTGATTTGGAACAAATGCAAACTCATCCAAAAAGAGTATATTGAATGACATACCCCGGACAGCACTTGCGGAAGTTGAAGCAGCAAGAATTTTAGACCCATTTTCCAACTCCAATGAACCTCTGTTCCATACTAACACACCCTGTTGCATCCACTTGGGTAAGTTTTCGTATGCAGTTTGTAATCTATTTAAAAGTTCTCTTGCTGTAGCTGCCTTGTTTGCTAGGATGCCAATATTAACACTATCATTGAAGACAGCATAATGCAGCAGATATGACACAACAGTGGTAGACTTACCAGTCTGTCGTGGCATCTTACAGATATTAAATCTATTCTCATGGAAATTATTAATTAATTTCTCTTGAAAATCATAAGGATGAAACTGAGTTAATCCTTCATCAAGAGAAACAATTTTAATATAGTTGTTTGCAAAATAAACAGGATCTTCCCTACACCGCATAAATTCACGGATTTGTTCTTCCGTGAATTCTATCGGTGTATTTGCCTTCTTTAGATTTGGATTGCCAAGGTATACATTATCAGACATAATTTATTCAGCAATTCCACTTTCTAAGAGATTTATTGATTCTACTATCTGGATCGTTAGCAGTCTTTGAAGATGTTAACTTTTTCTTCATTCCTTTCATTCTAGCGCAGAAGGATGCCCTCCGGGGATTTCCAACCTTCTTGCTTGGTGCCTTAAGGTCAGATCCTGGATTTTGCGCTTCATAAGACTTTCGTCCTTTTTCGTTGAGTCCACCTTCTTTGTTTTTTCCTGATTTCTTTGTCCACGCTGCTGCTTCTGCGTGTAGGACTGGTTGTCCTGGTTCATAGTCGGAAACTGTGTGTGTTAATAGTTTCGCGCCAGGATATATTTTATCAATTTGATCTTGAATATCAGATCTGGTTGGTAAAGATACTTGAGGGAAGAACATCTTCAACATAATAGTCTGACTTCTAAATCTGAAGACAACGTTGACAAGATTACCAGTTTTTGCTGGCATTCTTACTGCTTCTTCAACGGGACCAGGACATTCTTTTATGCCGTGTACTGGACACTCTTCACCTTTATGATTGTGCATACAACCTTTCTTTTCATCTAAAGGAGTTTTTGATACCAGTTGAATTTCTTCTTTCTTTGTCTTCTTAACACAGTTTGGATATCTCTTTCCAAACATAGTTTTCATACCTTTCTTCTCATAACCTTTCCAGCATGCTTCATCAAGCATATCGCTGCCAATACCTTTTGTAGCGGTTAAAGGTTCTGGTGTTATGATGTCTACAGATTCATAATCTGTTGCAATGTAATTATCTCTCCAATTGGAGAATTCTTCTTTCTTGGTGCTATTGCCCCAATTTTTTGCACCTTTTTTACGACACTTGACTAGTGCTCCTGACGCATATGCACTTGGCCAAACTGAGTAGCGTGATTTGACTTTATGATAGCAAGCGTCTTTTTCTCCCGCTGCTTCATCAATATCAATCTCATCACCTACTTCAACATTATTTTCTGAGAACCATCCACGATTTACTTCTAAAGCACACAAAACTTCTCCATCAGAAGCAATTGGTGTTTCATCATATGGTTCTAATTGTTTAATACTTTCTACAATTCCTTCTTCAGTAATAAATGCAATATCAAGAGGAATTTTTGTTTCTTTCATATAAAAGGATTGCTGTCCAACTTCTTCAAAGATGAATAACATTCCACTGTTAATATCCAAACTTTCACGGAACATTAAACCAAGATTAAAATCTCTAATGTTATTGGGAATTTCAATCTGTAAAGGTAGTGTTGTAAATTCTTCAGTCTTCACGTTAATTGCCTTCCCTGAACGATTTGGGTTTGGATCTTTTTTATTCTTTCTACGGAACGCTGCTTGTTCCTCATCTTTAGAAAGGGTACGTTTCATTTTACTAGAACCACATTTTGGTTTTGTGGTTTGTCCTGATTGTTTGGCACAGGGTTTTCCTGAATATTTGCCACCCAATTGAACCCAACCAGGCTTCCCATCAGAAGAGCGACTCTTGCCAAACCAGTCACGCAAAGAACTATCACCACTTTTTGATTCACTCACTCCTCCACCATTTCCATTACCATTGGAACCATTTCCATTGGAACCATTTCCATTACCATTTCCGTTACCATTTTTCTTAGTATCGTCAACAGAGTGTCCAGTTTCTTTACGAAGATAACCAGAACGACCTACCATTTTATAACCCTTGGGAATGGATTTACACTTTTCATCAGTGTAGCAATAGTATTGTCCCTCTGGACAGCGGCCATTCTTAGACATTCAATTAAAAAGAGTATCTACTCCTTGTTATTTATCAACAATACTCTCTTTAAAATTTGAAAAAGTTTTTCTTACTCTTTCTTGGGGATTATCCATTCGATTTACAAACATTTTAGATGCTGATACCATAGCGTCAATCGATGGTCCATCACCTTGACTGTTGTCTAATGATAACTTCAATACTGGATATACATCAGAGAACCTCCACTTTGCTTCGCCAGATTCTCCAGGTGTTTGATAATCTTGAGTTAAATCGTCTTCATCGGAAGGAAAAAGTTTCTTATCAAATCCTGCAACAGTTTGACCCCCATCATTGGTGTATCCACCATTACCTACACTATTAGTTGGTTGCTCTTCTAAAAATTTTTTTAAACTTTTCATACTTGTAATGCACTAAAGATAACTTTAAAAGTAGTTTCTGACGAGAATGTTGGATGCCCAATTAATCTAAGTGCTCCACTACTAATATCTGATGAGAATGTAGCAACTCCAATTGGTTGATTGATAGTTCCATATTCTGTCATATATGTGATAGTTCCATCATGGATAACATTGACAGTTGTCATATTATAATTACTTCCTCTTGTAACCTGAACTTGATAGTTTGCAGATCTATATGTAGATGCACTTATAGACATAACTACAGCAGCACTAGTGCTGGTTGTAGTAAGAATACCTGATTGTATATCTCCCGCGATTAATTCAAGATTAGTAGCAGATACTGGTGCAAAAGTAAACTCTTGAGCAGAAGCATCATACCTTAAAAATCTACCATCACCAACATTACTAGCATCAACATCAGTTAAATCTACAAGTTTGCTTTCTCCACTAATGGAGGTACTTGCAATACCAACCCATTTTGCCCCATTGTAAATGAGTAACTGATTAGTTCCTGTGGTTTGATCAAAAGTAACATCATCCAGATCTTTAATAAATCCAGCACCACCTCCACCAATGGTAGCAATTTGCTGTTGAATTCTGTTTATGAATAGTTTATAGTGGCTTTGTAACTGATCGATGGTTACAAAATTTTGATCTAAAGGAGTTAATGGATCTGCTGAATTTTTTGTTGATGCATCTCCTGGTAGAGTTGGATTATCTTCTTTTAATAATGCTTTTTCATTAAACTCTGTAAGAATTTTTTCAATATAAACTACTTTTTCTGATAAAGATTTATTTTTCTCTTCAATAGAATTAATTTGAAGTCTCTCTATAACATCTTTTACTTCTTCTTTAATACTCTCAATATTTTCATTTTGTTTTTTAATATGCTTTTCATTAACAACCAAATTAAGTTCTAAATCTTTAATCTGGTTGGACATATTTTCTTCAAATTCACCTACTTCATTTTTTAGTACATCATAATATTTTGTTGTACTAATATCTAAAACATTTTGAAGTTCTCGGACATCTTCTGCAAGGGTCTCTTCAAAGAATGAAAATTTGTTTGAGAACTTAATAAGTTCTCCAGAGTATTCTTCTAACTTTTTGTTTTCATGAATTTCTCTATCTTTAAAATCCTTATAGAGAGCCATGTAGACATCAGATATATCTCCAATTCTTTGTTTGGAATCATCAATTGTTAATTGCAATTCTCTAATTTTTTCTTCAACTAAAGAATCGATATCAGAAGTTTTTTCTATGACATCTTCAGACAAAAGTTCAACTCTTTCCTTTAAGGATTGAACTTGCTCTAGTACATTGTTTTCTAATTCCTTTACTTCTTTCTCAGATTTAAGTTTAGTTTCTACTAGTAAATTACTATATTTTGGAATTTCATTTTCGGTGAATTCTTTCACCATTAAATTTAATTTTTCAATTGCATCATCATAAGCAGAAACTCTTTGCTCAGTCTTTAGTTCAGTTTCTGCAAAAAGTTTTTTGTACTTTGGAAACTCTTCATTAACAAGATTACTTACAGTCTCATTGACATCTTTTGTTGTTCGCTTTAAGTCTCTTTTTAAGTCTGATACTATATTTTCATTAACTGTCTCAACATCTGCAAATACAGTGTTTACTTCTCTATTAACATCTTCTCTAATACCATCAAGGTCTTCTTCTACTAGACCCTTAAAATTTGAAAATCTAGCATCAAATCTAATTTCGGATTCTGATACTAATTTTTTATAACTTGGAATATCAACATCTACAAAATTTTCTACAGTTTGGGAAAGGTTTGTAAAATCCTCCTTTATTTTGTCAATGGTGTCACCATTAACACTCTTTATTCTTCCTTCAATTTTTTTGATTGACTCTTCAACAAAAAGAAGATGAGCAACCATTGCTTCATCTAAATCATCTTTATTGATCAGTCCTCTAATATCTTCTTTTACTTCTGATATTTCTTTGGAAATACTCTCAACCTTATCAACATTCTCCTTAAAGTTTTCAACTGTAAGCGAAAAGTCTGATATTGATTGTATATGATTTAAGTTAGTTTTAAAAGCACTAAAAGCCTCAGATACTGTTTCAATTTTTTCCAAAGAAACATTATCCTTGATCTTGTCAAAGTCGTTCTTATTCTTACCAAAAAAATCTGCAGGCTTCTTTAATGCCACGTTTAATATAACTCCGTCTCTATTATTTATTCTCTTCTTTTGCCCCCTGTTTTAGCATCTTCGCAAGTTCTGCAGTAGATCCAACAAAGAGTGCATTATTAACAGTAGAGGGCCCGCGAGATTGTTTTTCTTCTTCAACATCCTTCAGTTTTTTCTGAAGATCCATTAACTTATCTGTGGCATCGGCAACGTTTTTAATTAATTGACCTGCAACTTCATATGCTCTAGGCATTTCGCTTTCTTGTGCAAGTTCTAAAATCCCATTGATTGCTTCTTGTCCCTTTTCAATTATGCTGTAAAGATTTCCCCGTGTATAATTATAATCTTTTTTAATATCATCTGAGGTTTCTTTTACTTTTTCAATTTCAGCACTAATAACCTCAGATTGTACAATGTCTCCTTTGACATTGAATTCAGTATTTAAAGTATCAAATTTGCTTGTCATGTTATTGTTCCACTAAATCCAAAATCATCACCTTCTGCAATCAATACATTATCGGCAGCGTTGATAACATGTACCTCTGCTCCTCTAAGATGTTCGGTTGCGGTTGTTTTATCTTGTGCTCTTTTAACAGTAATTTTATTACCAGTAATAGATGAGATGAAGAGTTCTTCATCATCAATAGTAATATAAGATTTGGCGGTTAAACCACTTACGCTTTCAACTTCAATTATTTTATTAGTCTTGGCAATATCCTCAGATACAGTGGTGGCAGCATCTCCAGTATAATTTTTAATTGCTCTTGGAACGGAAGAGTAACTAAGTTCTCTTGTTGCATTCGATATATCTGTTCCAGTAAGATAACTGATAGTAGATTTCTTGATAATATCCTTGGTTGCAGAGGTAGCAGGACCAAACAGATATGTTTTTGCAGTAAATCTTAAGGTATAAAGAAGAACTCTTCTTGTTGTAAAATCTCCATCATAATCATCTTGCATGGTGATATTCTCAAGAATTACTGGAATATCACGTTTCTCCTGTATTGAATCAACTAATTCAACAGTTAAATTATATGCTGGTTGAAAGTATGGTAAAATTTGTTCAACAATTTGTAGAGCATCATCATTTAATTTTGTCATAATACTCAATTCAAATTGCATATTATACGGAACTGGCATGTATATTTTTTTAGACTCAGATCCATCATCTGGGTCTTTTACGGTATATTGTTGTGTTGTTGTTACTTTTCTTGCAGAATCATAAGTCATTCCAGTAAACTCAAATGCCATTCTTGGCAATGTAATCGCAGTCGCTTTATTGAGATCTGCCTGCTGTTCAAGTCTTGCAAGAAATTTTTGAGTTGGTCCATAAGACAAAGGAACCCTGATAGTGTTGATTACATTATCAGAAGAATTAGTTTGTTTGACTGTTAATGAATTAAAAAGAGTACCGAAAGATACAATGGTTCTCCTCAAAATTTCGTTATAAAAATATTCAAACATTGTTTGTCCTTATGAAATTGCGATATACTAAGAGTGTTATTATTTATGGCATCCCAAATGGGTTTTGCTCACTAAAGTCTAAAATAGAATCTGCTTCAACTTCTATATTAATATTATCTGCAAAACCATCATCAGATGGATTAATGTTAAGAGATCTAAGCTCATGTGAGGCACCTGATGTAGATCCCGTAATAGTTTCTCCTGGAATAAATTCTCCAGTTACAGATGCAACTTCTAGGATACTATCATCAGAATTCCAAACCCTAACTGTTGCAGTAGAAGTACTTACAGATCCAGTAATAGTTTCATTAAAGATAAAGTTTCCAGATCCAGATCCCTCTGCTGCGGAAATAGTTATTTCTGGTTCTATTACGTACCCATAACCAGAATCAAGAATATTTACATGTGATATTGTTCCAGCAGTACTTACTGTTGCTATACCTATAGCAGTAGAAATACCAGCAATCTGCTCAATATAATTTTTCTCAGATACTTCGTTAGAAATAGTTATCGTAGGAGCTGACAAATATCCACCACCACCAAAAGTAACTGCAATTCCAGTTACAATACCACAATTTTCTCTACCAAATTCAAACACTGAAGTTGCAATACCAACATTTGTGGCAGACTTTGACATTATTAGCGAATTAGATCCAATAAGTTGAACAAATATATCTGCAGGTATAAAGTTATATGGTTTATTATATCCAACACTAAGTCTTACTCTGTCTCCTACAATAATATTAGTTGTAGTAATTCCTGTAATAACACTAGATCCTATGCCAACAGTTCCTCCAGTCGTAACTGATGTAGATCTAATAGTTGCAATTCCAAGTGCTCTAAACTGCTCATCAGCGCCTCCAGATCCTGCTATAGTGACTGTTGGAGTAGTTAAGTATCCAAATCCACTATTACCTATACTTATAGTGTTTACAGTTCCTGCAACAGATACTGTTACTGTAGCAGTTGCTTGTACTGGTGATGGACTTCCACTGAAAGATATAGAAGGTGCTACTGTATATCCAAGACCAATAGTTGCTCCAGTACCAACGCACCATGGATCTGTAGTGCTGTTAAATCCAACTGATGTAATAATACCAGTTATTGGATGAATTGTTGCGATACCAACAGCAACTTTAATTGGGGCATCCATGACTCCAGACGTGGAAATTGCAACCGTAGGTGCAGTTGTATATGCTCTACCAGTAGTGCTAAATGCAACAGAACTTGGATTTACAGAAG